GGCCCCTTACTGCTGCGTGTAGTTGACGGCGACGGTCACGAAGCCGGCGGTGGTGGCGCCGACCGGCGTGATGGTGATGACGACAGCCGGAACGGTCGGCGAGGAGCCGCCGGTCAGGGTCAGGCCAGCCATCGCCGCGAGCTGGGCGGCGGTGAAGGTGATCGAGGCCCGGCCAGCGGTCTTGGCGTTGACGGAGCCGACATAGGTCGTCGCGCCAGCCGAGGTGCCGATGGTCAGGGTCGCCGAGGTGGCGCTGTCGAAGGCGGTCAGGACGTCGATTTCGAACGAGCTGATGCGGGCACCAGCCGGGATGTAGAGCGTCGCCGAGACAGCATTCGTGCCGTTCTGCGTCAGGTTCGCAACCTGCTGCAGGCGGGCGAAGCCTTGGTTCGGGCCGTTCGTTTGGCCCGTGGTGAGCGTCCCCGACAAGACCGGGCCGCTGAAGTGGGTGGCAGACATGCGTCTCTCCTTTCAGGTGAAGAGGCCCCCGAAGGGGCCCCCGGTCCAGATCACGACGGGGTCGAGCCGTAGATCGCGCGCCAGTTGTAGTAGCCGAACGAGTAGCGCTCGTAGCCCTTGACCAGCAGGTTGTCGGTCACGAAGTCGACCTGCATGTCGGTCTCGAACTTGACCCGCTCCATGTAGGAGAGGCCGTCGATGTTCGTCAGCAGGAACCAGTTGCCAGCCGAGGTCAGGAAGTCGTTGACCATGTAGCCTTCCGGCAGGCCGCCGGCGGTCGACATGATCGCGTTGACGTCGTTGTCGGCGGTGCCGGGGCGCAGCTCGGTCTTGGTCAGGCGGATCGCGACGGGCTCCAGCTGGGGCGGGACGATCAGCTTCCGGGCGCGGGCGAAGACCTTCAGGCCGGCCTGATCGCGGAAGTTGGTCCGGATGGCGATCATGCCGTTCAGCAGGGTCGCCTCGTTCAGCTCGACCTGCGTGGACGGGGTGTTGGCCACCACGCCGCCGTCGATGGGGTGCTGCGTCGACAGCAGGGCCACGCCGTCGCCGCCGATGGACGAGTTGTAGACCGTCGCGGTGTTCAGCACGTTGGCGCCGTAGATTTCCTTGGTCTGCTGGAAGCTCTCGATCAGACCGAGGTTCGACGGCTGGAACTGCGTCTTGTAGAGGTTGTCGTCGATGGCCTTGCGGGTGATCGCATAGCCGAGGCCGATTTCGACGTGCTCTTGGTTGTAGATGAAGCGCTCACCCGAAGCGTTGTCGAAGGACGTCTGGCCGCCCTCGGTCTTCAGCTGGGCGAAGCCCAAGAAGCGCATCTCGGCGGTGCGCTCCAGCGCCATCTTCGAGTTGTGCTTGGTGAAAATCTTGTCGTACTGAGACGGGATCATCTCGTACTTGCCTTCCACGCCCCGCAGGCCGGGGAGCAGAAGGTCTTTGATTGCAGAAAGGTTCACGGCCATTCTTGTATCTCCTCAGACGCCGGTCAGCTGCTTGGTGCTGACATTGTTGAAGGCGACAACGACGTAGTTGTAGCCCGAGGTGGCATCGGTGCCGTTGGCGCCGGGCGGGTCGACGTCGAGGCCGACGATGCGGAACGGAAGCGTGTTGGCCGTCCCGACCGTGGTCTGGTCGAGATAGGCGCCCGAGATGCCGGTGGCCGAGTTGCCGGTGCCGATGCCGAAGTTGGCATTGGCGTTCAGGTCGGCATAGCCGATGGCCGTCGCCGAGCCGCCCGCTTGGACGAGGAACCGCGCGTTCGGGTCGTTCACGATGTAGCCCTCGACCACGTTGGTCGAAGCGACATCGGAGCCCGGCCAGAAGTTCGACCAGACGGTGCGCTTCTGGGCGACCGACAGGTACTTGCACCCTTGGAAGATGCCCGCGATCTGCGTGGTGCCCGGGGCGCCGACGACGACATAGCCGTTCGCGTCCGGCTGGACGGGGTCGCCATAGAAGATGGGCGACGCGTTGTAGGCGATCCGAACCGCGACCTGCTCGTAGGTCGGGGCGGAGCCGTTGCCAGAAATCTGGCGGAAACCGAAGGGCGCTTGGGTGTTCGCCATGTCGGAAACTCCTGTTCTCAGGAGGTCCATCATCGCGCGCCGGGGCGACTGTAGAACCGGGGAATTGTGCAGCCTCCCGCACCGGGGGGAGAATGTCAGCAATATCGCATGAAAATGTTGGTCTGTCCAGCCGTGTTGGTAGAGGGCGGCAAGTGCGGACTTCGTGATGGCCCCAGTCGGCTTTTCCGCCACGTCCTAGAAGTCGCGCCGAACCGAGTGCCCGCTTTAGCATTGCCGTAATAGCCGCCGCCCTCTGGAGGACACCCCTCTCGCAGACCCGTAGCCATGCTTTTCCACCTCTACTGCCGTTGAGGTTTAGAGTGGTGCCCACCAGAAGGTGGCGGGGGAGCCCGGACTTGAACCGGATGATGTGCCGTTACCGCTGCAGCTTCACGAACACCCAAGCCGGACCAGACCAGCCATGCCATCCCCCACATTTGGCCGTCTTTCCGGCCTGTATCGCTTTGGGGTTTTGAAACCTTCTCGTTTGAGAACCGACCCGTACGATGAACGCAGCGGGGTCGGCCATGTCAATCAAATCGCCCTCTGGTGGAACGAGCGCGCCGTTAGGCGCAAAGCGGCTTACAAGTTCCGCTGCTCGTCCCGCCAGAGGGCGGTGGTTGCGAAGGAGGGATTTGAACCCTCGGCCTTCTGGGTATGAGCCAGACGAGCTACCGGACTGCTCTACCTCGCAACAGTTGGCCGTCTTTCCGACCTGTCAAAACCCAACCAAAGGAATGCGCTATTCCTACAATCCGGCGTTTGTCGTGTCAAGGGCCTCGAAAACGCTGCAGGCCATTGCCTTCTCTCCATCGAAGGGCTTCCCCTTCGCTCCCGTGACCTGCCTGACCTTGTCGCAAACCCTCTCCTTTCGATCAAAGAGGCGGCATTGCGCGCAGGTCTTGCCGATCTTGGGGTCAGCCCATGTGACCTGACCCGGCTTGGTCCTGAACATCCTTTCGTGCAGTTCCATCACGCCCCTCCGCGTTCATGAATGTCGAAACGTGGGGCTCGAGGTCCATCCACGCGTCCTGTATCTTGGGCGTCCCCTCGGCCATGATGGCTTTGCGGAGACGCCCGATCTTGTTGTAGATGGTGATGGCCTTGATCATTCGGGGATCGGCATCGCCTCGAACTTCTTGCCGATCTTGACCAACGGGTCGCCCTTGTTCGTGCGCTCGAATTCGCCGCTCTTGGAGTGCGTCAGCTGGGCCTCCTTGTCGCGCATCTGCATGCGGGCGCGGCGGAGCTCCGCGTTCCGTGCCTCCTGCGTGATCTCCATCGGGCGCTCCATCAGCACCATGCCCTTCCGGGTGATCTCGGCACCCGTGTAGCCCATGGGCATCAGCTCGGGGTGACGGCGGGCGGGGACGGGCTCCCAGCCCTTGCGGGCGAGGGCGACTTGGTGGGCCGGGTCTTCGGCGCCCAAGATGGTCCGGGCCTTCCACTCGTAGGACCAGCCGTCGGGGACGATGCCCGGCTCGATGAAGAACTCGTCGGTGCCGTCATCGCCGAGATCGCTGGCGTGGCCGCGCAGCTCAGCGGCACGGCGGGCGGCGCGCTCGCGCGGGCTCTCCTCGGCGACGGGGGTGTCGGGACGCATCGGGGGACGGACGCTCATTGGATTTTGCCTTCCTTCTTGAGGGCGATCATGTTCTTGGCGTACTCTTCGGGCTTCATGCCCATCATCTCGGCCATTTCGCGCTGCTCGCGCGTGAGGCGCACGACGTTCTGCCTGCTGGGCTGGCCGCCACGGTTTGCGGGGGCCGCTGCCGGCGCCGCGTCGCGCCGCTGAACGACCTTGGCCGCGTACTCGTCATCCGTCTCGGTCTTGACCGGCTTGTGGGCGATCTTCAGCGTCTCCTCGATGGCAGCGAAGTACTCGTCGCTGTCGGTCGGGATACCGTCAGCCACGGCGAGGTTGTGCGCCGCGATCATCTTGGCGTTCAGCCGCTGGTCGCGAACGAACTCGGGGTGCTTGCGGACCCAGTCGGCGGAGCGGGGCGACAGCTGGCTGGCAAAGGCCTCCACAGGGTCAGCCGCCGGCAAGACGGGCTCGACCGGGCGAGGAGCGCTTTCCATCGCCTTCCGGCCATTCTCCAGCTGGAGGAGCTTGGCGGAGTTGGAGGACATCTCCTGCTGGATTTCGGTCGCCCGGGCGAAATCCCCGCTCTGCAGGGCGAAGGTGTGCGCCTGCTTCAGGAGGTCGATGTCGCGGCTGACGGTCTCGATGGCGCTGACCACGAGCTGCAGGTTGGTCTCGTCGGCCTCGCTGCGGGCCTTGAAGCTTTCACGGCTGGCCTGATGCGCCCGCTGCTCGGCCTCGCGGCGCGCGGCGCGCTCCTCCTCCAGCTGGCGACGCAGATCGACGATGTAGTCGGGCTCCTCCGCCGGCGCCTTGTCGTCAGCCGGGGCTTCTTCGCCCGGCACATCCAGCTCAAGCTCGAGCTCCATGTCGTTTTCGGTGTTCTCGCCCATCGGGTCTCTCCTCAGTACACGGCGTCGGGATCGGCGACGCGGCCCTTGATGTTCACGTCGTCGAAGATGCGGCAGAGGACGTTGTTCACGGTGATCGACCAGCCCTCGGACGGGCGGAAGACCAGCCAGTCGTGCTCGTTGAAGGTCAGGCCGCTGAACCAGTTGCCGTCCTGCTCGAACGCCAAGGGGCCGCGCTTGACCAGCAGGCCGACCTTGGACTGGTAGCGGTCCTCGTCAACGTGGTTGTCGGTCAGGATCAGGCCGGACTTGGTCTTGGTCGGGCGCAGATAGACGGCCAACAGAACCTGATTGTGGAAGAGCTCCACGTTCGACAGATCGCCGATCTCTTCGAGAATGGCCATCTTGGGGTCTTTTTCGTGCAACATGGGCATATGGGGCATGGTTAATCCTTCAGAGGGTTTGGTTGACGACTTTCTGGGCTTCGTCGCACAGCTCGGCGACCGTATCCAGCGCGGCAATCTTGCCGACAATCTCGCGGTATTCTTCGATGGTTTTGATGGACATACCGCCCGCGACGACCGAAGTCAGGTGCGCGCGCTCTTCTGCCACAAGTCGCCTGAGTTCGCGTTCGAAAACGCTGCTCGCAGATTGGATCATATCATCGCTCATCTTTGGTGCGGCCCCCGGCAGTTGTGGGAGCGCCGGAGGCCGCGAGAAGGCGCAGGGAGGGCTGCGCCTTACTTCTGTTTTAGGCCATAAGCCTTGATCTTGTCCAGCCTTGCCTGACCCCCACCAGCACCGGTGTGGATCGGGTAGACCTTGCCGCCGGACTTGCGCGCCATGGGGGCGGGCATGGGGGCGGGCATGGGGCCGGGCGCGGGGCTGGCGCCGGCGGCACCAGCCATGGCGGCGCCGAGGCCGGGCGGCAGACCGATGTGGGGCGGCGCCGGGGGAGCCATGGGCGCCGGGGCGCCAATCGACGGGGGCGTGGCGGGCGGCACGATGCCGGTCGGCTTGTCCTTGTCGCCGGTGTGGGGCATGACGTTGATCACGATGTTGGTCTTGCCCTTGGCGACGCGGCCACCGTCCTTGCGCGCGGCCCTGACGGAATACCCGCCAAAGTCCATATCGTCATCGTCGCCCATGCTCATGACCTTTTTCATGGCCTCGCCCTGAGACGAATGGCTGGAGACGACCTTCCCGTTCTTGTCGACGACGTTGTAGGACTTCGGCTTGTCCCGATTGTCAGCCGAGAGGCTGCGGTCGGCCTGCCCCATGTCGAGACCGGAGGGGGTCCGGCCACCGTCCTTGCGCGCGGCGCGCCCGCCGCAGGCCTTGCAGGTGCAGCCTTCGTCGTGCTCACCCTTGGACTTGCGGCCAGCCCGGGCGTCCATCTTGCGCTGCCCTGCGGCATCCATCTTCTTGTCTTCGGCGCTGCGCTCCCACTCGGCCTTGGTCATGCCGCGCTTCTTCGCCATCTTGGCGTCGGCCTTCTCGTCGGTGGGCGAGCCCTCGTACTTCTTCTTGGCCGCGCCACCCTTCTTCATGCCGTCCGGCTCCGACGAGCCGATCCCGGGGTTCACATCCAGCGAGGCTGGGCGAGCCTTCGGGCGCATGGTCTCGCGGGCCTGCACCTCGGCCACGTCGGGATGGGCCTTGCGCCACGCCAGATCGTCATCGGTCGCCTGAGCGGCCTGACCGCTGTCCGCAGCGCCGCCGCCGGCCTTGCCGCCGCGCTTGAAGGCGCCGACGTGCTTTTTGCCCTCGCGCTGTTCGTTCGCGGCCTTCTGGTCGGTGTTCGCCAGTCCGACCTTCTCGGTCAGGCCGCCGCGCGGGGCGCGGGACAGGTTGGTCTTGGCGCCAGCGCCCTCGACCTTGCCGCCGGTCTTGAACGCCCGGCGCGAGATCGGGCGCATGCCGGTCTTGACGTCGGCATCCAGCTTTTCATCGGGCGTCCAGTCGGAGCTGTCCACCTTGCCGCCGGAGGAGTTGATCCGGTCGGCGGCCTTCTTGTTCTTGGCTGCGCGCAGCGCTTTGAAATCCATGTGACGATCCCTTCAGGTTACCCGGCGTCCCGGTCGTGATTGCCAGAATACACCGAAGCCGCCGACAATGCACGTTCGATGTGCCTCTGCCCCTTGACAGGCTTCTTGGTGTCGCAGCGCTTCAACCAGTCCTTGAACTGGCCCATTGTCATGGCGACCACAGAGCGCATGCGGAGGTGGCCCTTTCCGTCGCTGAAGCCGGCCCTGTAGGCGTGCTCGGCTTCGGACTTGGTGCGATAGCCCAGCATCACCTTGTGCTCGTCGAAGCGACCTGTCTTGTGGTCGTGCTGATCGACGATGAAGACGTGATCCGACATGGCGTCCGGCCCGATGCAGACATCGACATGGTCGCCGTCCGCGCCCTCGGTGCGCTTGATGTACCCGTAATCGTACGGCAACTTGACCGCCCACTTCCGCCCATCCGGCCCGGTCCCGCTGCGCATCTGGCCCTTACGGGTCTCGATGCTGATGGGCAGCCCTTGGAAGCTGATGTGGTCTTTCCGGTAGTTTCCGGCGGCCTTCTGAGCATCGGTGGGCTGGACGGCGCCGCCGGTCTTGAACCCATAGTGCTTCTGGCGCTCCAGTCCGGTCATGATGCTGTCGAGCATGCGCTGGTTGACCGGCTGCAGCTGCTTCTGCTCCTCGAACATCTTGCGCGCCGTGGCGCGGCCAGACTGCTGCTCGGAGTACGGGTGGACGATGAGCCCCTTTCCCAGCCAGTCGGGCCGGCTGGTCATCTGCTCCATCACGTCCGGCATGGCATAATGGCGCTGAACTGCGGGCACGTCCCCGATGTACTTGCCGGGCGTGGCCTCCTGATAGGTCGAGTGCTTGAACGCCCTCTCCTCGCCGACCCGGTCGGGGTCGAACTGGACGATGCGATGGCCCAGCATGTTGCCGGGCATGTGCATCACCTCGGGATCGGTGATCGCGGCGCGCGTGATGCCCACGCTGGGGAAGCCCTTGTCCATCCAGCTCTTCTTGTCGAGCATGGACACGATGGCGGAGCGATGCGTGCCGGGCAGCGTGCGCGCGAACTCGGATGCCTCTTTGGGCTTGAGGATACCCGGCCACTTCTCCATGGCGGCTGCGCCTTTGGGCCGGTCGGCAGGGACCGGCATGTGCATGCCGGCCTTGAGCATGTCGTCGAACTCCTTGGCGTCGGCCTTGTCGATCTTCGACTTGTCGATCTGCGCCATGAGGGCGTCGAACATGTTGTGCGAGCTGTCCACCGCGCTCGGCCCCATGGGGCTGTAGACCCCATAGACCGGGCCCTTCTTTGCCGCCTCCCTGATCTTCTTGTTGAATGCAGAGGTGTGCGCCGCCGAATTGGCCCAGACCGCGCCCGGGTTCGGCTCGAGCATGTACTTCGGACCAGCGTGCAGATCGACCGGCCACTTCAACTTCTTGCCGTTGATGTGGGTCATCCGGCCCAGATTGGAGCGATCCCCGCCGACATTGATGATGGTGCCGCCCTTGCCGATGTTGTGGAACTCCTCCCACGACATCGGGCGCTTCTCCAGCGGCTTCACGCCGGGGATGTCTTCGATCTTGGTCTTGACCTCGTGGGGCGCCATGGGCTGGGCGACGTTGTAATAGGTGGTCGCGAGCCCCTTCTTGGTGGACATCTGCGGCACGAGCCCCTGCGAAATGGAAAGGGCGCGCTTGACGACCTCGGGGTCGTGGCTGAACGGCGTCGAGACGCTCTGCAGCGCCCTGACGAAGTCGGGGTTGACGTTCGATAGGCCGTGACCCGAAATTCCCAGCGCGGCAATGGCGTGGGCGATGACGTCGTTGTCGACCTTGGCGCCGCCGCCCTGTTTCCCGATCCTGCCGCCGGCATTGGCGTGGCGCATGGCGTCGATGACGTCGCTGTGGGTCGTCGTTTCGTTCCCGGCCTTGTCCCAGATCGCGTGATGGGTCAAGTGCTGCCGGAAAGGCTCCAGTCCGGGCTGCATCGACGGGTTCAGAGCAGTCTGGCGGGCCGCAAGGCGGTCGACAGCGTCAAAACCGGCGCGGCGCATGGGCGCCTTGGCCTCGGAGGTCGGCTTTCCGGTGTGCAGGATCACCTGACGCGCGTCCAAGGTGGGCTGGTCGCCGCGCCCGAGCATGGACGCGATAAATCCGGCCTTGGCGGTGCCAATTCCGTGCAGCTTCTTGCCGAATTCCCGCCATTCCGCGACCGGGCTGTCGCTCGAGAGGGCGCGTTTGACCATATCCGACACGATTTTGTGCTTGTCGGACAGGTTTTTGGCCGCCCATGGCAGCGCCTCGGTCTCCGCGTTGAGCCCGAACGGCTTCATCACGCGCTGGGCATGCTCCACGGCGTCATGATCGACCTTTCCGACCTCGGCGGCGTCCAAATAACGCTGCCCGGTGGGGGATTTCAGCCATTCGGCCATGGCGCCCTCGGGCCTGACCTGCCCGGTTTGGCCCGGAGGCAAGTCGAAGCCGGCCTCGCGAAGCCTGTCGGCGTCTTGGGCGCGCCTCTGGATGCTGGACCGGGTGATGACATAGGCCTTGATCAGGTCGCGCGGCGACAGGCCGGGGCCCGCAGCCTTGCGCGCCATCTCGTCCATGAAGGCGCCGAAGTCTTCGACATGGCCGGGGATGGACGGGAGGCCTTCAAGGCTTTCCCGAACGTCCTTGAGGGGGCGCCAGTCCCAGCCTTTCATCTTGGCGCTCTCGGGGTCTTGGTATTTCGACACCAAATCCAGTGCGCGCTTGATGTCGGACATGTCACTTCCCCTTCGATTTCAGCGCCAAGATACCACCGGTGCCGCCCTGCGTGAAGCGCCGAGTGATTTCCAGCGCCGAGCTGACCGGATCGGCCTTCTGGACGTGTCGCCTCATCAGCATGGCCGCGCCGCCATTGTGGAAGCGCTCGGTCAGGCGATGCTGGCCCGGCACGAAGCCGCCGGCAGCGCGCTTCATGATCACCACATCGGGCAGAGGGTGGCGTTTCTCGTCCCAGCCAGCGCTCGACCAGACCTTCTTCATCTTCTCGAACTGCTCGGGCGTGACGTACTTCGGGTCGAAAGCGATCCGGCCAAGCTCCTTGAAGCCGTACTTGCTGTAGAAGTCGGTCAGGAAGCCCTTGGGGTGCTTATCGGACGGCACGGCAAAGGCGTCCAGCACGTTGACGCCATGGTCGATGGCCGCCTTCATGAGGCTGTCGCCGACGCCGCGCGCGGTCTTGTCGTTGTTCACCACCCCGACGAGCGCCTTTTCCTTGCCGGTCAGCGCCGGATGCTCGAAGCCATAGTCTTCGGCATAGTCTGCGCCATTCTTGATGCCGAAGTAGGCGTCACGGCCAGCCAGCTTGTAGCCCTCGAACTTGCCCTTCCGAGACATGTCGCGGACCTCGAGGGGATCGTATTGGGTCAGCGTGGGAGCGGACGGCGACGACCTCAGAGCCTTGGCGAAGCCTTCGGGCGTGAATTCGCCCTTGGTCCAGCTGGACTGGTCGACAGCGCCGCCGTCTGCCCTGCCGTAACGCGCATAGATCGACGCCATGGCCGCACGCTCCTCGGGTTGGATGAAGTCTTCCGCGCCCTCATGGTGAACCCACGCCGGCAGAACGCCAAGCTTCTGGTCGGCGAAGATCGTGTCTTCGGTCGGCGCGGTGCGGTTCTTCTCCCCATGCGGGCCGTAGTTGAGCCAGCTGTTCTGGCCCCGGGTCTCGGAGCCCAGAGCGATCCGCGCCAGCGGCGAGTACATCGCGGCGTGCGACCGCCAAGCGTTCTCCTCGCCGTCGGCCCGGAAGCCAACGCCTTCCTTGGCGTGCCCGAAATAGTCGTGGACGGCCCGGAAGAGGTCGTTGAACAGAACCGGCTTGCCGTTCCAGCGCTCGCCGCTGTCGCGCAGAAGCGGGTTCTCGTCGGCGCCCGGGAGGGCCTCTCCGGAACCATAGCCCGCGTCGGTCGGGTAGACGAACATGTGGTTGTTCTGGTTGAGGTCCTCAATCGCCAGTCGGGGGTTGCTCTTGTACGGGTCGTTCGCCGGGTCCGGATAGAACTCCAGCTGCACCCCGGCCTTCTTCATGGCCTGATACTGGGCGAGCGTCTCGCGGAGCAGGGCATCGTACGATGCCTTGACCAGCGGGTCGGACGGGTTGTGAGGCATGGCCTCATAGGCATCCGCGATCCGCTTGGCGCGGTCGGGATCGACCCTCTGGTAGGTGGTCGGCGGGTTGTAGTTGATGCCAGTCGCTTGGGCATACTCGCGCGCGATCTGCCTGATGCGCGGGTTGTGCCCGGCGATGACGCTCTGGCCGAGCTTCGGCAGCTTGACCGAAGTCGGCAGGCCGATCAGGTCTTTCTCGCCAGATGCTTGTGCCGGTGCAGGAAGAAGGCCTTGGCCTCCTCGTACTCCTCCTGCGACGGGAAGTCCTTGCGCTGCGGAGCCAGCTTGGCGATCTCCGGCGGAAGCTTGTGCATTGTCCTCTTCTCCTACGGTGCCGCCGTCCTTAAACGCCGGGAAACCATTGCTCAAGACCGACTGCCGCAGCTTGTCGGTCACGGGGATGCTGAACCCGGTGTAACCCTCGGGCAGGTCGTAATTCTCGGCCTTGATGGAGGGGTCGTGCTGCTGAGCCAGCCGCTGGGCGCCCTTGTGGACATAGTCCCGGTAGAAGCTGGTCATGCCCTCGCCGCCGACCGTCGTATTCAGCCCCTCGAGGGTGTGCGCGTACCGGCCCTTCGACCAGTTGTCGTCCACCCTCGGCTGGGCGAGGAGCTTTTCCGCCAAGTCCCTGCCGACCAGCCGGTCGAGGTCTTCACGGCTGTCGACGGGCGAGGACATGGTCTTCTCCCCGTTCGGCCCCCAAGCATGCAGCGAACCGAAGTACGGGCTATCATCGTGACGGATGAGCTGCAGACGGTCGATGTGCTTGCGCTGGTCATAGAGGTCTGCGTTGGCTTCGCCCGGCGAGAAGACGACGCGGTCATAGCCGCCCTTGGCGGCCTCGGTCAGCGCGTGCTTCAGGGCCAGATCGGTCCATGCCTGCGTGTTGCCGACATAGGGCCCGTTCGGCACCTTGTCGTCGGTCTGGTAACCGTAGTCATACTGCGGGCCGAGCCTTTCGGCCATGGCCTTGGCTTCGCCCATGTCGCTCGTTGCGCGGACGGTCTCGCCGGTCCCGGTGTGGAAGACCTCGATGGGCTTCTGCGGGTCGTAGAAGCCCTTCTTGCGGCCATTCTGACCCCAATCGGACTGGATTTCCTCGATATGCAGCGTCTTTCCGTTATCGCGATCCTGCATGCGGACATGGGCCAGAACGTTCGGCACATCCCAGTGGCTGGACTTGAAGTTCGTGTCAACGGTGGTCGCATCGGCGAGTGCATCGAATTCCTCGGCGAGCCGCTTCATCTCGGCCTGATTGTCGTCCTGCCAAGCCTGCTGGAATTTTTCCTGCAATTCCCGCTTTTTGGCGGCAACGTCGTCGCTTTGGTCGGGAAGGTGCAGCAGGTGCTCGCGGTAGTTCTCGCCGCCCGGAAGGGTATAGTCCCCGTAACGCGCATCGCCGTTGTTCTTGGCGTTCAGGTCGCGGTAGCGGGACATTTCTTGAGCCGAAATGCCGCCATTTCCGTACCGGTAAAGGATGTCGGCGAGCTCCTTGATCTCGTCTTCCGACAGGCTGCCAGTCGTGTATTTGGTGACCTGAACCTCGGGGATCGCGCGCTCGAAGTGGCCCGCCAGCTCCTCTTTGGAGACGGCCTTGCCAGTCGGGCGCCCGGCGTTCAACAGCTCGGACGGCTTGACGCCCTTGGACGCCAGCATCTTCAGCGCCTGATCGACGTCGAACTTGTTCTGCGGGAGCCCGCGAATGATCTGCGCGGCGCGGGAGTACAGGCGCCCGCCCGTTGCCCGGCCTTGGCGGTAGATGTACTGCTGGGTCCAGTCCTGCGCCCAGCTGGGGATGCTGTCCTGATGGTAGGACGGGCCCCACGCGCGCTGGCCGCCGACATCGAAGTGCAGGTTGTTGTCGTAGAAGCCGAAACCCCGGAAGCCGGAGTTATAGGCCTGCGTGGCCAGCGCCAGCTTCTGCTCGGGCGTCCAGCCGGACGTGTCGATGTCGAACGCGTTGCCGCTCAGGTGCTGGCTGCCCTTGGCGCCGCCGACCGCTTGGTTCTGGGTCGGGTCGCGGTAGTCGCTGACCACATTGAACGAAGGACCGGACCAGCCGCCCCGGAGGGCGTTCAGAGCGGCCTGAGCGGCGGCAGAGACGCCAGTCGTGGGCGCGTGGCCCTCGGTGGCGGCGGAGGGGCTGGAGGCCTGCTGCTGGGGCTCCTGCGCGGGCTGCTGGCGGCCCTGCCACAGATCGGCAAGGGCGCCCAAGGTGTTCATGGTCGAGGACGGGGCCATGCTGGGCGCCTGCGCGACCGCCAGCCGGGGCGCGGAGATGCTGGCCTGCGGGACATAGCCGCCGTCAGCCCTGCCGATGCGCCCGCCGGTCGCCGCGCCGACCTTGGCAAAGTCTTGTGCTGCGGCGTCATCCAAGGGAATGACGTGGCTTCCGTTCGGGACAACGGCGGAAATGCTGCCGCTATCCTCGCCGTCGTTGGTGTAGTAATAGCCGTTCTTGGCGTTGCCCTTGGTCAGGGACGCTTTCATCATGGCATTGGCGCGGCTGTCGCCGTGCGGATTGCGGGGGCTGTTCGTCATCGGCCCGACGATCTTGAACGGTTTCAAGAAGGGGCGCCAATTGGGGTCGACCGGAACCCCCGCGCCAACCGTGGGGAAGCCCTCGGGGTGCTGGTGGGGGTAATAGTCTTCCTTCGGGGCGCGGGAGTTGTACCCGGAAATCAGGTGCTTGCCCATGCGGTTCAAGGTGTCCTGACCGGCAAGAAGGGTGCTGCCATAGGGCTTGGTCCCGTCCCACATGGAGCCATCAGCCGGGACTCCGATGCGGGCGCGGAGCGCATCAAGCGCAGCCGCCTTCGTCCCAAGGTGCAGGCCGCTCACGCCGCCGCGCAGGTCTCCGCTCGGCGAGCCATGCCACCAGATGTTGTCGTTCTCGTGGGCGCGCCCGCCATAGGCATGGACCTGACGCGGGACGCCGGGCAGGTATTGCGATGGGGCGATCTGGCCCCCAGCGCGGGTGACGGCGGTGG